AAATGGGTTGCCGATTACATGGAGCGCGGCGCAATTAAGGCAATGATGCTGATGGTTGACGGGATGCCGCCGACTACCGAAGTGGAGCGCATGGAATCATGGTTCAATCGTTTTATGCGTGGCACTAAAAATCTGGCGTGGAAAGTATTCAACAGCGCGGGCGTCAAGCCAACGATTGTTGGTGACGGTCTGGAAGCCTTGCGCGATTTATCCATTACAGAGGACTTGCGGAAGGAAATCAACATTGCGATGGGGACGCAATACATCTTTGACGCGCAGGCATACGCCACAAGCCAAAAAGCATTGGAGCGCCAGTTCTACCAGCTAATCATCATGCCCGACGCCCGCATTATTCAATCTGACCTCAATGAGCAAATATTACACGCGATGGGGTATCATATTGAATTTGAACCCGAACGGCTGGAAAGCTTCCAAGAGGACGAAGCCGAACAGGTGGCGACATTCGGCGCGTTTCTTGATGTGCTGATGAAGGGATTGTCTTTTGATGTAGCTTTCAAGATTGCCGCCGAAAAACTGGATTACCAGTTTAGCGATGAGCAAATGGCAATGATTGAAGCCGACTTGAAGGAAGATGAAAAGGAAACGGAATCGACGCCCGACGAAGTACAGCCCGAACCCGTCCAGATGGATGAGACGGTAGAGGTAAACGCAAAGGCGCTCGTAGAGCTTGACCGCTGGGAAAAGAAAAGCCTGTCCGCTGGCAAGGTTGTAACTTGGCACACTGCTATATTATCAGACGATATTGTGAAAGCGATTAGCGAAGGAGTTATTACATTTGACCAAGCGCGGGATAAGTTGCGCGTCAAGCCGTCTGACAGTCTACTTGTTCTTGCGGCAGCGATTGAAAAGGCTGTGAATGGCTAAAGTACGACTGTTTGACTTTGTGCGTTTGGCTATTGAGGATGTGCCGCAGGTCATCCGCTATTTGTCGCCAGCGTACAAGTCTTATGATTATTTCCTTGCCCGCATTAAGGGACTTGTGCGCGGGTTGTATGCTGGAAACGTCCGCAAGGAATTTATAGACGTATTCGCAAATCTGATAAGCGGACAATATAGGGATGCATATAACAAAGCGTGGCAGGATGAAGGCGACGGCGGGGAATTCCCTAGTTATTTGGAGGCGTCATATCAGGAAGCGGTATCGAAGCAATATGAATTTGTAGAGGGATACTATCGCGCAATCATTGACGCCCGCCTTGATGGTACACCGATTGACCCACTACTGATACGCGCCGAACTTTGGGCACAGGGCTGGAATACATCCTACGAAAACGCTACAAGCCTGATAACGGCAGAGAGCGGCGGGAAAGAAGAATGGATACTCGGTGCAACCGAAGAACACTGTCCAGAATGTCAGGCGCTAAATGGTATCGTGATGCGTGCGAAGGAATGGGACACGCTGAATCTACGCCCGAAAAACCCGCCCAACGATAAGATAACATGCGGCGGCTGGCGTTGTGACTGCGAACGCATAGCAACGGACAAGCGCCGAACACCAAACGCTTACGGAAGAGTTGAAGAGATCATACTGGCAAAAGCATGACACGCGCACTAGAGATACGGTACAAAGCTAAGAAGTTTAGGGTTGCTGAATTTGGCGACAGGCTAAAAGAACTGCCCCGCAAATTCCGCCGCCCTATTCTGCTTGTCTACTCCAAGTTCATGCTAAAGCGTTTCAAGCTGTACCCGCGTTATAAATACAAGTCGCGGGCATCTGCGTATCCAGAAGTAAACGGATTTTTCAGCGATAAGCAACGGCGTTTTGTCATGGCTGGGATTGCAAGCGGTAGGATACAACCCGGAAGCCCGCACAGAACGCAAAGCCTGAAAGATGACTGGAAACTGGAAGGCGAGAACGCCCGCGACATCCGCAGCATATCTTTAGTGAACGACAATCCCGCCGCCGTTTACGCTTACCATCCCACATTACAGGCTAGGCAATTGGATTTGGTCGGGTGGAAGGACGTAAACGAAATGACCGAAGAAAACGGGGCGGACGCATTATTAGAGGTTGAAGTCTGGCTGGCAAATAATGCGGGCAGTGTAATAGACGATGCACTAAAATAAAAAACGTGGTAAACTAGCGATAACTGAATAACACGCGCAAGGCTGCAAGTTAGCAGATGAAGGCGCACAAAACCCATTGGCGGTTTTGTGCGCCTATTTTATTTTGAGGTAACTATGCCAGATGTAGAAAAATACGAAGATGAGCAAGAATGGATGGGCGTTTGTGTTCCTGCGAAAGTCGGGGAGGGAATGGAGCAAGACCAAGCGGTAGCCGTCTGTATGTCGCAATGGCGCGAAAAGAAAAGCATTGACCCGCTCATAGCCCCTGTAAATTCTGTGAAGGCCGGCCAGATGGATGATGGGAACGTAAAACTTACGGGATACCTTGTCCGATTCAGCGACGCAACCAAAACAGACTTGACGGGCGATTACTTTGCCAAAGATACCGACTATGGAAAGGTGGAGAAATCCGAAGCGTGGTTCAATCATCGGATGCCCGTCCAGTACAAGGGAAACCAGTTTGTTTATGACAAGCAACTTCCTGACGCGGAATTGTCACAGGACGACGAGGGGATTATTGCTTCAATCATCATCGGAGCGCGGAACGAATACGAGCGCATGATTGCGGATTGGGGCGTCAAAGGTCTTTTGGGTTGGTCAAGTGGAACAGCCCCGCACCTTGTAGACCGCGAGCAAACAGGGAACGCGCAGAAAATTACCAAATGGCATTTGGGACTCGACGCAAGCCTGACCCCAACCCCCGCAGAGCCGCGCAACGTGGTAATGCCGTTGAAATCAATTAGTGTATTACAGGTTAATGATGTGGAAGTCGGACAGGATAAGCCCGTAACCGCGCAGCCTGAAAGCAAACAAACCAAATCTAACGAGGTAAAGAAAATGGAAATTACTCCCGAACTTTCTGAACTCTTGGCGAATACCGCAAAGTCGGCGGCTGACGAGGCTGTGAAGTCCTACGTTTCTGCGACTGAGGAAGTCAAGAAAGCCGCGCCTGTCGTACAGGTGACGGTGGACGAGGCAGACCGCCCGTTCAAAAATATTGCCGAGCAATGCGCCGCAGTCAAGGCGTACACTCAATCATTCGGACAGAAACAGCACCCCCGCCTTTTGGCTCTCAAGGCTATTGCGGGCGCCTCCGAGTCTGTCCCCACCGACGGCGGGCTGTTGCTTGAACCCACACTCACAAGCGAAGTCCTCATGCCGATGCACGAAGATGGCGTATTCTACTCCGATGTCCGCAAGCTCCCCGTTGGCAGCAATTCCAACAGCGGATGGATTAACGGCGTTGATGAAACTTCCCGCGCTACTGGCTCACGTTGGGGTGGCGTTCGTGGTTATCGTTTGGGAGAGGGTGATACCTTTACCAAGTCGAAGCCGAAATTCCGCCGCATCCAGTGGGAACTGAAAAAGTACGGCGTGCTTGTCTACGGTACTGACGAACTGCTTGCGGACGCTTCCCAATTCTCCGCCGTTGTCAATACGGCAGCCCGCGAAGAACTTGTTTTCATGGTCAATGATGACATCATGAACGGCGTGGGCGTCTCTGGCGCTCTCGGCGTGATGAACTCAGGCGCTTTGATTACCGTGACCCGCGACACTGGCAGCGCCATTCTCGGAGCGGACATCTCCGCTATGTGGGCGCGTTTGAGCCTTCGCAGTAAAGCCCGCGCCAAGTGGTACACCAATCCCGAAACCGCTCCGCAGCTTGATAAGTTGTTTGCCGTTGGCAGCACCGCCGTTCTGTTCCCGTATGCTGGATACACTACCGAAGGCGTCCGCACGCTTTACGGGCGTCCCGTTGTGGAAACCGAATTCAATGCGGCATTGAACACGACAGGCGACATTATGTTGGCCGACATGAGCGAATATCTGCTTTGGGAAAAGGGCGGGGTACGCATGGCAGAGATACGCGGACGGCAAGCAGGACAAGGAGCAACCCGTCAAGGTCGATGACCATGCCTGTGATGCGGCGCGGTATTTTATAAAGCATATAGATACTAATAATTGGTGGATGTCCTAAGAGGTAAATAATGACAACTAAGATATATCTAACGAACGGCGCAAAGACTGAAAATATCCTGAGTATCGGCGCAAGCAAAAAGAACATTGACCCCTGGGACGAATCGCGCCCCGGAGTCTGGACGCCTGATACCACCGTAGACGATAAGGCGGTTGCGCGGCTTGTGCCGACTGTCTTTGCGTCCCTGTCTCTGCGGATGCAATCAATGGCGGATTTACCGTTTACCATTTACGCCACGAAAGGCGATAGAGAGGTAGACAACAGCGACCACTACCAAAACTTTATTGGATTCCTTCCTGACCCGTACCGATTCCTATCTTTGACAGAGGGCGCGATGGTATTGACGGGTCAGTCTTACTGGTACAAGGGCAAGGGAACGCGGACGGGCATGGTCAAGGAGCTAAAGTACTGGCGCCCTGATAGCGTGACGCTGGACACACAAGCGGCAAAGGCTGGGAAAATTGTATTTGATAGACAAGGAACGGCAGAGAAATTCCCCTCTGACGTTGTTTTGTATTCATGGCTTCCTGACCCGTTGGTGGAACTTGGCCCCGCCGTATCCTATCCATTCGCGTCCGCGATGCTTGCGGCAAAGGCAAGCGGGGCAATCTCGAAATGGGTTGCCGATTACATGGAGCGCGGCGCAATTAAGGCAATGATGCTGATGGTTGACGGGATGCCGCCGCCTACCGAAGTGGAGCGCATGGAATCATGGTTCAATCGTTTTATGCGTGGTACTAAAAATCTGGCGTGGAAAGTATTCAACAGCGCGGGCGTAAAGCCGACAATTGTCGGTGACGGTCTGGAAGCGTTGCGAGATTTATCTATTACAGAGGATTTGAGGAAGGAAATCAACATTGCAATGGGGACGCAATAAATCTTTGACGCGCAAGCATACGCCACAAGTCAAAACGCATTGGAGCGCCAGTTCTACCAGCTAATCATCATGCCCGACGCCCGCATTATTCAA